TTCTCTACGAGGTAACCAGAAATCCTCAAGCATACTCATATGCTTTTTGTCATCACGAATCTCACCTGTAGTAGAATCGTAAACTAGTTTGTTACGATAGCGAGCCATAACATCACGAAGATATTGCTCTGCTTTTACCTTAGGTAAGTTGCCCACATCAATGTAGAAAATTCTACGTTCCGGAGCACGGGAAAGTCTGTAGATGACAAGAGAGTCTTCAATCATACGAAGTTGATTGAGAGACTTGATTGCTTTGTGTAGGAAACTCAACGTCATCTTTTTGTTGAGATCCTTCAGACCCGAATCACATGTAGCGATAGACTCGGCGGAGATTTTGATACCTTGATTCTGGGAGAACTCCATTGCTCCCTGGACACCAGGACCACTCTTAGCAAAACCTTTTGGATTATAGATGTAATACTCTATGTAATCACCCCAGTCATACTGTAGTGCTGATCCCTTTTGTTGAATCTGGGTATCAGTATCTTTAGTAATCTTATGACGAATCTTTTTTAACTTGAGGGGATCAATATATCTAAGTTCTTGGATACCTTTTTTGGGGTTATCCAAATCAATAACTTTGTGGTAAAATGTTTTACCGTCGATATACCAACTTCTAATAATCTGGTGAGCACTTTTATCAAAGTTTAATAAACGTTTGATGTAGTTAAACTCTTTGCGGATTTTAGATTTGATGCTATCACTGATATCTAAATTAATCAGATCAATTTCTACAGGAGAATCACTAGCATCACTGACAACAAATTCATTTACAATTTCATCCACCGCCGAATCACACTCTGGGTGGAGTGCCATATTGCGGTAGCGTTGGAGGAGTTCATACTCGTTACGAGCTCCCCCCTCCATATCTACATATGTACCAAAATAACCACCTGCTACAGTGGTTAAATCGGTATCATCTGAGTTAGGAGGAATTGGAGATTGACCTCCGCTTCCCCCTTTACTATTGATTTTATAACCAAATAATTGACTCATGATGATTTTAAGTTGTCTGTATCGCTACTATTTATTAGTCTTCGATAGAAGGACCTGAAGAAGCAGCACCACCCGTAGCAGATGTAGCAGACCACCAGGCATATTGGAACTCAACAGAGAACTCTTCAATCTGATCATTAGCATCATATGCTAGATCAATCTGAGATACGCTAGTTGGGAAAGCGTAGTAGAGTTCGTATGTTCTTAGTGGAGTACCGTCAGCACTGGTATCTTTCTGTAACTGAGTTACCTTGATACGCTTAGCATAACCATCGTTCTCGTTAAGAACGAATAGTGGAGCGGTGTTACCATCATGGGTATTCATCTGCTCAAGCCACTTCTCGAAGTAGGAGCGAGTGATCATACCCTTGTCATTGAAGAATGTAGCAGTCCAAGAATCGAAGGTTCTATCACCAGCGATCTTAATTGTTCTACCACGGAAGGGAACTTCAATAACACCCATCTGAGCGGCGGGCAATGCCGCCGACTTGCAGAGAAGGTTTGTGTCGATGTTTGGAGTACCGATGCTCTCGGGGAAAGGAATTTCCACCGAGAACATATTTGGCTTTACGCCTTGTGCGATATCCGAAATAAAATTACTAATCTTAGTTGCCATTTTCTTTTATACCTCGTTAGTTATTGTTCGTTTATAATCAGCGACCAACTACTTCACTGAAAGCAACGCCAGTCTTAGTAGCGGTAAATGTGATGTTAATGAAGTTGATAGAACGTGCTGCTTTGACAAAGATCTCAGCAACAAATTCGTTTCTATCGATAACATCTGGTGTGTTATTAGTTTCATCACAAACAACGAGGAAATCTGTAACACCTCTTCTTGCCTGAACTTCAGCAAGATAGGAGTTTACAGCACTAGCGAAGCTACTTCTAGTTAGAACATCGTTCTGTTCGAAGAGAACTCCAGAAGCAAGTCTTTCAACTCTCTTCTCAAGGTTGAGGAAGAGTCTACGGACGTTGATTCTATCAAAGGCACTTGTGGATGCTAAAGCGGTTTTGTCTCCGAAGAGAGTAACACCAGTACCAGGAAGAATGGTAATGGGGTTAATTCTGTTGGTGTAGAGATCGTCTCTATCAGCCTGAGAAGGAGTGTATGCTAGTTTAATAGCATTCTTGAGTGCTCCTCTGGCAACACCAGCAGGGGAATACCAGTCAGCAAGCTGCTGAGAGGTAGATACACAGAGACCAGCAACATCGCCGTTACATGGGATGTAGCGGAATCTGTCATTGAATCTATCATATAGATACTTGTATCCGGAATCGAATACAGCGTAGGATGTGGAAGGTAGCGAACGGAAGAAGTTAATTGTGTTGGTCTTCTGAGCAGCGGTTGATAGAGAAACTCCACCAGTACCAATCTGATTACCTTTATGTGGGGATACAAAAGCAACACAATCTTTTCTAGAGTCAGCGATGCTAACTACTTTAGCAGCCTTTAACTTAGTAGAATCTTCATCTCCCATGGAACCACCCATTAGGATGAAGTCTAGTTCAGTCTGGTCAGCAGTAGCAAATACATCATAAGCAGCTTGGATATCAGCAGCGTCATATAGATAATCGTCGGCACCAAAACCAAATTGCTTAGTATACACTCCAACAATTTGGAACTTATCGCCTAGGGATAGATCATCGCTGTCTTGACCCCATACTTCCTTACCAGCAGTAACGACAGGAGTTACAGTGTCAGCACCAGCATAGATGTACTGAGACTCATCGTTGATGATGTCCTTGTAGTAGATAGCACCGTTTTCAGTCGAACGACCATCGGTTAGTTTAGATAGAGAACTAATTCTCTCTAGAACATTACCGACAGTTCCGGAAATCTTACCGTCAACATCAATTACAGCAACTGTAACTTCATCAAACTCGATACCTCTAGCAGAAGCATAAGCAGAAGTGCCGGGGCGAACACCCAAGTTGTTTAGGGCGAGTTCTTGGGATCCTACTGTAATCGTGGTGTTAGTCCACCAGTCGTAGACATCAGTGATTGCTGTGTCATTCTCTGTAGTTGTTACGGTAACGATGATATCAGATCCGCCACCAGTAGCAGCTCCAAGAAGAGTTAGTTCCTCGTTATCGGAATAACCATCTCCAACAGCGTTTAGAGTTACAGTAACAGCACCACCGAACTCGACTACGGTATCAACAGTAAGATCGAAAGTAAGGCCACCGGTTCCGCCTAGATCACCATCAGTAACAGCAATGACTTGTCCGGGAGTGTAACCAGCACCACCAGCAAAACTCACGAATGTGAATACGCCAGCGATATCGGTGTTGTATGTTAAAGTACCGCCACCAGCTAGAACAGCAGTTCCACCGACAACACTAGTTAGAGAAGAAGCATTGGTGATAGCAGAAGCAGAACCTGTAGCAGCTTCACCGTTAGTGTCAGAAGCAACAACTACATCGAAGGTAGCACCCTTGGTGTCTCCATCAGCAGTTAAACCAAGATAAGAACCAGGAGTTCTACCTGCTTCTACTCCAGCATCGTTGGTAATAGAAGCGATTGGATCTAGATTGTCATCCTGAAGGAAATCGCCAACAGCAGGTTCTACCAAAGGATCGTCTAGGACGATAGCAGCTTTCCATTCTGTCATGGATGCTTCATAAGAAAGAACAGTACCAGTCGAACCGTTGCTGAAAGATACGGTATCGCCAGGTGCTAGTGGATTCTGAGAAGCATCTAGAGGGGCGGAACCAAACTCTACATAAACATCAGCACCACGGTCAGCAACTACAACTTGAGCGGAGTTACCCCATCTACCAGGAGTTCTGGCAAGGAATAGTTCGTTAATTGTTTGTCCTACAAAATCTGCCTGAGTGTTAATCTTGTAATCAGGATCAACAGTAGCAGTAGAAGCAGTTCTGATTCCATCAGTCTCTGCTCTAACCACAGCGAGTCTTCCGCCGTAGTTTAAAAACTCAGAAGCAACCAACCAGTCTTCGGCATTTCCTTCTACGGGAAGACCGAACGTATCTAGTAGTGCTCTCTGTGAATCAATCTCTGTAATAACGCCTACTTCACCCTTAGAGAAAGTGGTGGAGAAGGCACCAGTAAGTGCCTGAGCACCTACAATTGTCGCCGTTGTAATATCACGTTCTCTTAATAAAATACCAGGCGAGATTTGACTTGCCATGTTTAAATTCCTCGGGTATCCATTTGAATCTGAAATTATTTATTATTTCCTACTCTTTGACTGGGGAAACTTGGCGTGAACTACCAGTCTGGATACTCCCACTTTACAGACTCAGCTTTTCTAACATTAGATACCCTGCAAATACAGCATTGCTTACATTCATATGAATATGCTGATGCTACAGACCCACGATCTTTACGAGTGAGATAGAAATCATTCATTAAATTTTTAGTTTCTCCACAAACTCTACATTTACGTTCCTGGAAAAGTAAATGATCTAGATCAAAATTCATTATCTCCACTCCCACATATAAGACATCTCTTCCTGAGTCTGCCCGTATTCCCATATAGAACCATCAGCAACAAATCCCTCATCACCTTCTAGACCAGTAGTGATAAATCCAAAAGGTGCCATATCTTGTTC